TCTGTTGCAGTTTTAGCCAGACCGTTTCGATGGGCAGCAGCTTGTCCTGAGCCAGCGTGAAGCACTGCCCTTTGCCGAGGTTATTCGGCTCAGCGCTTCTGATGAATTCGCTTCGTCCGATGCCACCGATGACGTTTATCACGCTTGGGTCGTCATCCGCTGTTGCGAGGATTGCGATGCCAGCCTTGAAGTGGTCGTGTGATACGAACAGCAGCTTGCCCGTCTTGTGGAACGTTGACTTCACATCGATGGCCACGTCTCCGTGCCACATGTCCACGCCGTCATCGACGCCAAGTATGTGGACGCCTCCGTCTATGTTGAGCGCCTTGGCAACAGCCATCTCAGCGCACACGCCGAGGTATTCGATGTCTCGCTGCTTGTCCCTGTTCTGGTTCACGACACCAGAGGCTCTGTTGAGCTGCGAGCGTCCGTTCGCAATCTGTCTTGCCTCACTTAGCTCCTTGGCGGTTAGTCTTACGCTGAGCATGTTCTTCCTCCTCGTTGAACGCATCGATGATGATGCCTGCGATTGTCTCGGCGACGGACGCGTCCGTCGGTGTGTTGGCGAATAGCCAGCGCGTCTGGCCAACGGTCAGCATGTCGCCAATGTCAGCGATGCTTCCGAGCCGTCGATAGTTTGGAGACGAGTCTTTGTTGAGGTTGTTGAGCCTCCGCATCTCGTTCCTGTTTTTCCGTGATTGCACCATTGCAAGTCCCTTCGTGTATCAATATCAATGTCGTGCGAGGCGCTACATTCTGACAGCTTTGCCCTTCACGGGTGGGTGATTTTGGCCAGATTGACGACGTTACCTAATGCGCTACATTTGAAACTCAAGCGCCTCGCACGACCACCATTTCTGCAAGTCAGCGCCTACGTTGAGCATTCTGTGTGGCTACAAGCCTCAATTGCTGGCTTGTCGATGTGGTGGACGTGGCGCCCAGCTAATCAGGCTTGACTTAACGCATTGCACTGCCAGCGGATCGGCTACAAGCGCCTCTGCGTGCATCAGCATCTCGCTGCATTCGGCTTCCGTTTCATAGACCATGCGCATCTGTAATTCTTCGCCTTGCACTGCATAGGTCAGGATTAGAACGGTGAAAAAGGTGGTCATTGGTTGTCTCCCTTCAGCGCCCAGATGATTCCGTCAACAGCGGTCTGGACATACTTGTGATCCGCTTGCTGCTGCTCCGTCATTGCATCAAACAGTTCCTGATCCATGTCGAGCCAATGCTTCAGCTTGTGTAAGCGATACATGGCGTCGCCAATCCTCTGACTGCTCTGCCAGTGCAACTTTGCTTTCGCCTCCAATTCCTCGATTCTTTGGTGCATTTCGATTGCTAATTGCATCACTTCTTCCTCCGCGCTGGGCAGTCTCGCCCCTGGTTGCAGTTGTGGTTGCATGGTGGGCAGCTCATCACATCGCCTCCCTAAAGAACTCAAGCTGGATGCGGGCGTTACACAGCTTTGCGTCTGCCATCATTTGCCTGAGAATAGTCTCATCCATCTTTGTGTTCCTCCTCATATACGTCCTCGACGATTGCCTTTACGATGTCGCCGAATGATGCGCCGATGCTTGCAGCTTGAGCCTCGATCCACTGACGCACTTCGTAGGACATGTTTCCCATTGCGTAGGCGTCATGCACGCAGCGTGCCACGGCGTCTGACACTGGGTCATCTGGGCTGAGGCGAATGCTTAGCAACCACTTTGTCTGCGCTTCATCTAGGCCATCCGCAACATTAGCAATGGTGCCAAAGCGAAGATCACCGCACCGCTTGTTGCGCGTCTTGATGTATTCCTGCGTTAGATAGTTGCGGTTCTTGAACTCTGCGTAGCGGTTCTTGTTGTATTCCTTTTGGTTTGTCATTTCATATCCTCAACCATTTGGATTTGTTTTCCGATCCAGTGCATCACTGGAACTGCCATGCTGTTGCCCATTGCCTTGTATCGAGGCCCGTCTGGTGCATACCCTTTCCCACGCCAGTTTATATCTGTGTAATGATCTGGAAAGCCTTGAAGCCTTTCACATTCCACTGGCGTAAGCCTTCTGACAGACATGTCTTTTGCTATTGAAATTGTATGCTTCACAGACAGCGATGGCGACAATTCTTGCGTTGTGGCTGATTGTGTTGCGCTCATTTCAGATGGGAATGCGAGTATTGCAGCACTTGTTAATCCATCCCTGCCGCATGACAATCCCTTATACTCCCGCGATGACAGGCTCGATGCGTAGCCTTTTTCAACATTGCCAAAGGCTAACTGTCTGCCGTCTTTTGAAGCGCAGAAGCCAAAATTTGCGGCAACTTCTTCCCGCGTTTCTCTGCTCGGCGCAGGATGCCCTGACAGGCTTTCGCGCTCAAAAAGAACTGCTGCGGCACGTCTCCAGTCTCCAAGGTATCCGACAACGAACACACGGCGGCGTCTTTGGGCCACTCCGAAGTATTGAGCGTCCAGGATTCTCCATGAAAACCCATACCCGATTTGCCCCAGCGCCCCGAGGAAGGTTCCAAAATCCCGTCCTCGGTTGGATGACAATACGCCGGGGACGTTCTCCCAAACCAGCCATCTGGGCTGATAGCGTTCAGCAATGGCAAGATAGGTGAGCATGAGGTTGCCTCGTGGGTCATCAAGTCCTTTGCGAAGTCCTGCGACTGAGAACGACTGGCATGGGGTTCCTCCGACAAGAAGGTCAATTGGGGCATCGGGCCACTCCTTAAATTTAGTCATGTCGCCAAGGTTAGGGACATCTGGGTAATGGTGTTCAAGCACAGCAGACGGAAACTTTTCAATCTCGCTGAACCACTGAGGCTGCCAGCCAAGAGGATGCCACGCCACCGTAGCCGCCTCAACGCCAGAGCATACGCTTCCGTATTTCATCACCCCACCCACATCGCTACAAACATCCCCACGACTGCCACAACGCACCAGCCAGCGAATATAGCTTTATCTTCCCAATCCATTATTTCTTATCCCTTCCACTTTCGTAAACCGTGATGAAGCCGTCATCATCAAGCAGATCGTCCTCATCGTTGATTTCCACTTCGCCTGATCCGCCGCAGTTGTCGCACGGCACGTCCTTGGCGCTGATCATGTCGCGATGATATGTCTCGCGCTCCACGATGCCGTAGCCGTCACATTCTGGGCATGGTAGCCATACAGTAGTCATTGTTAGTCCTCCGTGTGTTGGGTGGGGCCGAAGCCCCGTTGATTATGCTACAGTCTCTGATATCTTCGATTTAATGCCACCTTTGGGGCCGAGCGTTACCGTATGGCAACGGCGGCCAATAAACACCTCAACCCAAGCCCACCCGTCAATATCGCTGCTGCGAGACTGAACGTGATCTGCAATGCGCAGTTCGGCAGAAAGAGCTTTACGGGCTGAGTGAACTTGCTTTGCTGTGAGTTGGTCTGTCCAGTTGGTCATTTGTTTATCTCCCGTGTTTCTCATTCCTTATGCCTAGACCGTATCGCCACGGAAATATTCCGTCAACAGCAAAACGCACAGATGCGCAAAAAAAAATGGCGGGGTTATTCCCCCGCCTCTTCTGCTGTTATCCACTGGTCCACGATTATACATGGAACGTCCCTGCCAGATCGCGGATCAGGCACATCCTCTTTCTTAAGCACCTTCGTCTCCAGCCACTTCTTGATGATGGCTTTGACGCGGGCTTTCTCGTTCGGCTTGTCTAGGTCCAGGTCAAGGATGCGTGCCACTTCAACGCCGACCCATTCCTTCGCCTGAGAGTTAACACGGAACGCACGTTGCTCCTTCTCAGCGAGAGCAACAGCCTTCTGCACAGAGCGTGTCTGGCGTGCCGTAATCCCGTCGAACAAGTCTGGCATCTTGAATGGTACGCAGACACCGACCCACTCACCGTTTTCAATCTGTACGCCGACCATGCGGCGATACACTGCGTCTGACGCTGGAGGTGCCAGATTGGCCTTGCCGTCATCTACGCGGAACAGGCCACGCGCTTCATCTGGCGGCACACCGATGCTGATAGCGTCATCCTCTGCCACCTTGTTAACCACACGCGCTGCACGCGCTGCGCCGATCAAAGAGCCAGCTCCGCGCACAGAATCGATGGTGGCGTCCTCGCCGTTCGTTTTACGGATGTGGTGGACGACGCCGATAGAGCATTGCGCTTGGTCGGCAACGTGTCGAACGCCAGCGGTTGCCGTGTTCATCGCTGAGTTATCGTTCTCGTTGATGTCGATGGCACCAATCCACGGGTCGATGATTACGAGGCCAATGTCCTCCTCCATGATGCGCTGCGTCATGTAATCGATAAGCGCATCATTCGGCACAACGCCGTCACGTGTCTGCGTCGCAAACTTCATCTGGAAGTCACGACCTGCGTCCATGAATAGATAACCCTCAACGTCCTCTCGGCTGATGTTGTGGAACTTCATCGCCGCAAGTACACGGCGCTGCATCTCCTCCATCGGGTCTTCGAGGTTTACGATCCACACCTTGCAGCGTTCATGCACTGGCTCATTGAGTAGTGGCCTGCCAGACGCAATGGCCAGAGCCTCGGTGATAATCATGGATGTCTTGCCGACGCCACCAGCGGAAGCCAGCACAGACACGAACTTGCGCAGGTAGTGCTTTCCGTAAATCCACTTGCGTGGCTCCAGCTTAGACGCGTCCCAAAAGTCGTAGACGGATGGCCCTGACAAGCCTTCACGGATTGCCTCTGCCTTCTTCTCCTCGATAGGCTTAGCAAGAGCCAATGCCTCGCGCAGCTTTTCTGCGCCATGTTCACGGATGTAGTCGTTGGCGTCCTTCGTTGCCGCATCAATGCTGTGGAACGAAACGACATGCACACGGATAGAGCCATCATGGTTCAGCGCGTCAGCAGTCTTCTCAATGTCCAGATCAGGGTCAGCGCAGATGGTCACATCAGCACCGCGTGGCGGAACAAATGTCTGCATCCCAGCCTTACCGAATGTGCAGATGATGTGAGCATCTGAGCCTATAGCCTGACGCACAGACAGAGCATCCTCTGGGCCTTCGCAGATGATATACGGCGCTGCATCGTTTGCAGCGTTGATGCGCATGGTGCTGCCAGCAATAACGCCACGGCTGTATTTGCTGATACCGTTATGCTCGCGCTTGTTGCCGTTTTCATCGAGAAGCACAGCCTGAATGCCAGTAACGTTGCCAGCATCATCCTGCGCTGAGAATACGATAGCTGGACCGCCATATACGTTGCTGGAGAATCGTGCGATGTCTACGCCAGCCCGTGCGGCCAAGTGCCTATTATTCAAGTAGTGTAGCGCTGGGCGTATTGCGTCGCGGTTGTCGCTGCGAATCGGCACAGCGCTTTCCCATGCTTTGATCGCCTGAGCCATTTTTTGCTCACGCTTCTCGTTATCCTGTTCCATCAAGCCAGCAGCGGACAGGCGTGCGATGAGTCGGTCCAGATCGCTTGGCATAAACGGAGCATCGTTGTCTTCGATTGTGTGCGGGTTTTCAGCGCCACGACGAAAGCCGCTTGCGACTGTGGATTTTATCTCATGTTCCTGAAGGCCGATCATCTTTGCAGCGCCGTGCAATTCAATTAGGGCGTTGTCTATGTTTGCGCCCTTGAGATGTGCGTGGCGGCCAACCGCAAACGCAGCCTTGTTGAGTGTCTCGTTACGTTGTCCTGCGCCTGCGCATTGAACGTCAGCCACGCTGCTTTGCACAACTTTTTCAAAATAAGCTGACATGTCATCTCCCAATGAAAAGAAAAATGGCGCGACCGAAGCCGCGCCACGGTAGTCTTAGAAACCGAAGTCGCCTGCGCTGTCTGCTACAGGTGCAGGTGCAGGTGCAGGTGCGGCAGCAGGTGCAGCGCCTTCAGCGGGCTTATTGATCCATTTCGCAATGGTAAAGCCTAGGTCGTATGACGTTCCTTTCCCTACAGCCACTGGGGTGGAGGAGGTGACTTGAACCACAGGAACCATGCCCTGAGCAAACTCAGGATGCTTCTCGCACTCGTTATACAGCTTGGCGATAAACTGGCCTTGGCCATACGAGTTGCCGCTGAATGTGGCACTACGGCCATCCATTACCCAGCAGTCAACCTCAAAGCCTTGCTTGTATTCATCGCTTGGCTTCGGAGTGCGCTGCGTGATGCTCGGCCATTGCTGCCAGTCACGGCGGCCAATGTCGATAAGCATCCAGCCAAAGCGGACATTGGCAATGTCGATAGCCAGACCGCGCTGCATGTCGATAGTTTCGTCACCGTTGTCGCCTTTGAAGGTCCAGCGGTTTTGCGGCATGTTTACTCGAACATAAGCCGAGTTGCTGCCACCAGATGTTTCACCGAAAGAAATTGGCATCGTTAGCTCCTTTGCGTCGTTAGCCGTTTTCAGTAAATCGGAATGCCCACATTGGGATTTGAATCGTTTGCAGATCGCCATACCCAGTGCCGTAACGTCCCGTTTCTTTTGCGCCCTTGATACGTTCAAGAGCGTCCCTCATTGCCAGTACGCCCTCATCGAGCGACCGCCAATCAAGTTCGTAAACCCCCACTGCGTAGGGAGGCTCTTTCTCTACCGCGATAAATGCAAAGCGGTCAATGTCGAAGCCTTCCTGAGCCATCACGTGGCGATAGAAGGCATCCTGAATGTGATAGCCAAAGTTGGCAACTTGCTTTGCGAAGCCAGATGGCGACGCATCAACTGTGGTCTTTAAATCGATGAGCGCATCGATGTCCTTGCGCCATCCGTCTGGTCGGCAGCGAAGATCAAGCCCAGTCGCTGGGTCTTTGCTGAATACGCTGGCCTCACATACAAGCTCACCGCCAAGCAGCTTTGCAGCGGCTGCGTTAGAGCGGACAGACTGCGACATCTCTACAGCAACCTGATAGTCAGACTCTGTGAGCAATACAGCCCCATCAGCAATTGCAGATGCGTGCATTTCCTTCCACTCATTGCCGCGACGCGTCTCAGGGCCGCAGCGGACTGCGTCTGTGAGATGAGGTTCAAGAACGAGTGAATGCACAGCAGTGCCAAGGTCGAACGCATGCACATGCTTGCGCTGCGAAAAGCGCCAATGTGCCAGCGACTTTTGCGATACTGTTTTCACCGCTGTGGAGGAGATAGCATCGCTGAGATGATATTCCTCGTTCGACATATCGTATAAGATCATGCCTTTCCCTTTCCATATAGAGCGATAAGCAAAGCCTCTGCCCTGTGTTCATCTTTCTTGCGCTTTAGCTGCGCAGCTAAATCAGGAAACCACTGGATCGCCAAGCGCATTGCTGCATCCTTGTCTTTCGGCAAGTTCATAGAACGCTTCCAGACTGGTGGTGTTACGAGCGTGTATGGCGTGCGTGTCAGAGCTACAGCCGTGACGATCTGGCCAAATGCGTATCCCAGCTTGAATGTTGAGGATACACCCTGGCGTGGCATTGCCTGTTGCTTCTCAATGTAGAGATGCTCAACTGGACCGTTTTCGCCGATTAGGCTTGCAAGCGCCATGACATCAACGCCGCCTTCGGAGAACACTGGGAGGTCAAACACCTTAGCGCTGTCTTCTCCAAGAAAGGCAACGCCTCCAGTGCGATAACCGCAATCGATACCTGCAAAAATCAATGTAATGTCTCCCCATTGCTGCTAGACGCGTGCTTCTCACACATGTTCGTCACCTTCTCCACGACTTCCTTGTCGCTCGCGCCCATCTTCATGAGCATGTATGTGATAAGTGTCATGCAGCCGCTTAGTATTGTCGCAGTGTCTTGCACATCAA